GTCTTTGCGTGGATGGGTCAGGACATAGCTGACGGTTTTGGCGTTGTTCCTTTTCATCTCGGACTCAACGAGGGAGATGAAGGCGGGCCACTGGGCGGGCGGCAGGGTCTGGCAGCCTTCGCTGTTGGTGCGGGTGATGCCGCCGCGATGGATGTTGATGCCGAAGTAGCCGGTCTCTTCCTTGCCGCCATCGCGCTGGACGGTGACTGCATCGCCCTGCACCAGAGCTTTGTAAGGGTTGCCGCTCCGAATGCCGTGCTTGCCCAGCTTGTAGCGGTAGACACCTGACTTGAGCGATGCGTAGCCCTTGCCGATCTTTGGGTTGATGCCGTAGCGGGCGGGATCGACGTTGGCGTTGAAGGCAACGTGCGCGTTGGGCGAGACAAGGATGATGGCGTCGTCATAGATTCCGCGATCCTGCTTGCCCTTGGCGCCCATCGAGTCGCGGTAGTAGCCACGAATGCCGACCAAGCACACCGGATCGCTGACGTTGGCAGCCTTGAGCTGCTTCATCGTCTCGTCGCGCTTTTGTTGTGGTCGGCTCTTGGGGATCACTTGGTTGGCTCTTTGACCGTCTTAGGGTCGAAGGTGACGGTGGCCTGCTGCCGCACAAAGTCATAGCCGACCGTCACGCAGCCAGCCGCAAGAGCAGCCCAGCTCACGGCGAGGATCGCAACTGCAAGTGCTTTTGTGACGCGGACGCTCATGGATTCAGAGGCGGGCGTTGTTGTCTTTGGCGACGATCAAGCCCCACCCGGCGAGCAGGCTCGCGGCGATGAGGCCGAGGTCGGGCACGCTGCCGTTGGCCAAGAACTCGCGGCCAGCGGTGCTGAGTGAGGCGATGATTGTGAGGACTCCGAGCAGGGTTGTTTTGTAGTTTCTCATATTATTTTTGCTTCTGTTTCTTTCTCAGGTCGTGAAGGACCGAAATTAGGGTCACAATGCCTACCGCGAGGCCGACACAAAGACCGGCGACTCGCAGGGTTGTTTCTAGGTGAGGGAGCATTGAGAAGACGCTTGAGCCGATGCTAGTAACCGTTCCAAGCACACCCTTCTCGGTGGTGCTCATGTTGTGATGAAAATACGACAGGCTCATCGCGCGGTCCTCAAATGCGTTACTTCAAGTAGGCAAGCACGGCACCGGCGTGCAGTTTGATCTCGGTGAAGTTGCCTTCAATGGCGGTGCCGACAGGGAACGCATAGGCGCTTCCGCTGGTGGTGTTCGCCACGTTGGTCTGGTTGCCTGCGAGCGTGTGAAACTTGGTATGAGCGTCGAGGCTTTGGACGGTGCTGAAGTTTCCGGTGACAGCCGTGGTGTCCGAGATGAGGCGGACGCCGTTGGCCCTGTTTGTTGTTCTGACGTTTGGGTTCATAGACTTAGTATTGGTTGACGCGGGCGGTCCATGTGGAGGGTTGGCCCTGCTGGAAATAGTATTTGTCGCGCTGCGAGATCAGCTCGGACTCGGCCATCTGTTCCATGGCGAGTGCTTTGTCCAGTTGTCCGTCTTCGGTCAAAAGATCCGATGTCAGCAGGTAGCCGACTGCTTTTGCGATGACGGCGGGAACTGTCGCGGAGAGGTTGCTGGCGCTGTATTCGGTCGGACGGATGCGGAAGTTGACCCAGACGGTTGTTGGCAGGTCGGTGCTTTGCGGGAAGCGCACGTTGTCGCCGAGGAGCGTAAAGCCAATGGCGCGAGGCGAAACGTGGGTTGCAGGACTGTCTCTTAGGACGCCAAACACTTGCCCCATGGCGGTCTCGCCGGTTTGCTCGTAGGGGATGAAGTAGCCGGTCGTGTCATTGCCTTCGACGGTGCGTTCTTCGACGCGCATGAGTTCTGGCCAGTCGGCCCACTCCCAGCAGTCGGCGATGCGTTCGTTGGCGGCGGCGACCATCATGGTTCTTGCGCCGGATGGGATGGCGTCGATGGTGCTGGCGTCGTTGCCGACACGTTGCCATGCGCGTAACAAAATAGACTGAAGAGTTACAGTTCTCACGGAGACACTAAGGCACTAAGGGGTTAAGAGTTTGCATGGCGCTTTGGACGGCGGCTTCGAAGGTGCTGGGCGGCTGCGGCCAGTCGTTGCGGGGGCTTGGATCGGACGCGAAGATGGCGAGGATCTGCTGCAAGTATTGCTCGATGGCGTCCAGCTCGGCGCAGGTTTTGCCTGTGGCGGTGAGGCTTTGGCGCAGATACAAAAGTGTGGGCTGGCGGTCGCCCGCGAGGCCGACACTGCGGAGGTGTTCTTCGGCGGTGATCGGCTCGGAGGTGTTGACTTCTTCCGCTTGCTCCCAGTTGGCAGGAAGCTCGGTGTCGGGAATGGCGCGGGTGCCTGCGGGCGGCTTCCACCCCTGCGGCTGGTCGGGGCGAACAAAGGTCACAACCTTGCCGTCTGATTCGCGGATGATGGCGAGTGAGTTCATGTCAGTAACAGTTGATGCGGACAAAGCCGTCGCCTCCGTTGCCGCCAGCGCCACTTAAAAATCCAGAAAGCGCCGCACCACCGCCGCCGCCACCGCCGCCAAGCCCACCAGCGTTGTCTCCCGCTTGTGCGTTGGCGGTTGTTGAGGCGTTGCCACCCTTTGCGCCTGTGCCGATTCTTGGCGAGAGGTTGGGCAAAAGAAAAGATTCACGCATGTCTGTAAAGGAACCGCCCAACAGTGCTCCGCCATTATATGCCGTTGGTGTTGCGTCGATGGATCCGCCGCCTCTGCCGCCTTGCGTGCTGTTGTTGTTGGCACCACCACCAGCGTTGCCGACCAAGCTGCCCGCGTTGCCCGTCACCCCATTGCCACCCGTGCCAAGTATGGTGGCGGCGGTTGTTACTCCTGCCGTTCCATTGGAGCCAAGAACGGCATTGCCACCGCCCGTGCCGCCGCCTCCTGCCCCAAAAGCAGCCCCGAGGCGCAGCGTAATGTTTGGCGTAACCCATTTGACATAAGTGTCGCCGCCTACCGTTCCGGCTGATCCGTTGCCTATGGCCGTGCCAGCCGCCGCACCGCCCGCGCCGCCTGCGCCGACCAAAACTTCAATCTGATCTCCACCCGTGATACGAGTTTTGAACGTGCCATAAGCGCCGCTGCCCCCGCCACCGCCGCCGCCGCAAACCGCACCGGAAGCGCCGACGCGCCCACTGCCGCCGCCGCCGCCCGCGCCGATCATTGTGATGACTTGCATCGTAGACCATGACGGAATGTTCCAGACCCAGACGGAGCCAGAGCCGCCTGTGGCTCCAGACGGTGCTGTTGCGTAGTAGAAGTCGTAGGCTTCGCTTTGCAGGGCGATTTTACCGGAGGCATCGGGGACGGTTAAGGTCCGCGTCTGGCCCGAGGTGATGCCGGAGAGTTGGAACTTTAGATTTTTGGTGGCGTCGGCGCCGTCGTAGAGGAGGAATGCGCTGTCGCTCATCACGTCGAAGAAGGACGTGTCGGTGAGCTGGTAGTCGTTGTCGCGGGAGGCGCCGACGATGGCTTTACGGACATACACGCCGGCTTGTTTGTAGGACGAGAAAGGCCACGTTCCGGAATTCGACCGGACGAGCCAGCGGCTATCCAACGCGGCCGATCCGTCGAGCGGGAGGTCCGCATAGGTTGCCACTTCGCCAGCGAAGAAGGCAGCGCCGCCGCCGCCTCCAGACCCCTTGAGGTCGAAGTTGCCGGTAAACGGATTGAAGGCGAAGCCCATTGCAAATTAGAAATTGGAGATTTAAGAGCGGGTCACTGTGGCGATCTTGGCGTCATCCGAGGACGGCGTGCCGCCGACATAGGTGAAGGTGAGCGTGGCGACTGTCTGGGTGCCTTCTTTGTAGACCACCGTGGAGAGATTGTTTGTCGTGCTGACGTAATTCAGCTCAACCGCGTTGTGCTGCGGTATGTTGAGACCGGCGATGTTTCTGACTGAGACGTTGGGATGCACGGAGTTTAGTCTTTCTTTGTAAACCTATTAACTTCGCTATAAATTAAGCGGCGGGCTGGGCGGTCATGCCGAGTTGCTGTTCCTGCGCCATCTTTTGCAGCGCGGGTTGGGCGCCGGTGCGGCCGATGACGGCGTTTTGCTGTTGTTGAAGCTGGAACTGGAAGGCTTGTGCTCTCGCGTCGATCATGCTGCGGAAGATTTCGTCTTGGGCGTAGCGCTGTTGGACGGCGGGGTTGGACTGAATGATTTGCTGCAAGGTTTGCAGTCTTACCTGCGCGTTTTGGCCGCCCTCCTTGAGCGGGGGTTCGGTGCCTGCGGCGATTTTGGCGAAGGCGGTTTGTTCGTCTTCTTGCTCGGCGGCGGTGGCGGCGCCGATGTCTTGGACCAAGAGGCCGGCGAGATTCGGGTCAACGGCTTGGAACATGTATTTGACCAAGCCGGCACGGTCGATGACGCCGAAGCTGTCGAGCGGGACGAGCACTTTGGCCAAGTAGTCGAGCTTTGCGCCGAGGGCTTCGTTGTCGAGGAGGCGCGCGTCAAACTCGGCGGTAATGTCGAAGCGGCCCCGGATGTCTTGGGGCGATGCGTTGAATTGGAGCTGCTCGTTGCCGGTGATGCGGGCGACCTCTTCTGGGGTCATGTATTGCTGGCTGAGGGCCATGACTTGGGCCATCACGAGCTTCATGTCGATGAGCCAGCTATCGACCAGCTCCTGCATGTGCAGCATCGCCATGTTGGGGTTGACGGCTTCGGTCATGCGGCCGAAGTAGCGGTCGATGTCGGCGCGGGTGGCGGCTTCGACTTCGATGCTGCCTTGGTCGAACGGCGGCGGGGCCATCCACGACACTTCTCCGGGGCGGCGCTCGGGGATCTGCATCGCGGGACCGAGGACGAGGTCGAATTTGCCGCGGGCGGCCGGCGTCTTGAGCGGCGGGAGGATGCTGATGGATGCGCGGTCTACGCGGAAGTCGCGCTGCACCTTGATCTCTTCTTGGGCGGTCTTGACGATCTCAGGGATGCCGCGGGACTCAAGCAGCGGGCGGGTGTTGCGTTCGCGCGGGAGTTCGACAAAGGGATACTGCGCGTGGTCGTAAGGCATCAACTCATGGAGCGCTGGCCTGTCAGTGATGTTGTACGAAAGCACCGTTCTGGTGACTTTGGTGGCGCCGGTGCGGTCGTCGTGCTCCTTTTTGTAGACGTGCCAGACTTCGATGAGGTCGCGGAGCTGCTCGAAGAGGAAGTTGTCGCTGCGATGGATGTTGAGGTGGATGCGCTTTAGCTCGCCCTTGTGCTTGACGGCGCGCTCGACCCATTCGCTGTCCCAGCCCTCCAAGGTGGCGCGCTCGCGGAGTTCAAACTCGCTGAGGAGTTCCCGGCGGGCGACAAAGGGGGCGCGCTGGATGGAGTCCGTTTGGATCGGGAAGATGATGTCCTCCCAAGGTTCCAGGGAACGCACGACCGGCTTGCTGCTGAAAATGTAGGGCTGCTCCCATTCGACTTCGCCCTTTTCGCGGAACTGGCGGACTTTGGTCGTGGTGCCTAGCTCTGGGATAATTTCGCCCATGAGCTGTGCGGCGAGTTCTTCCTGCTCCGGGTCAAGGATGACCTCGAGGAGCGCTTGCAGGTTGGGATCTTGGCTTTCCTGCAGCATCATCATGGCCTCTTCCATGGTGAACTTCTTGATCTCAACGCGGGTCTGCTGCTCCCAGTCGATGGCCATGATGGCAAGGCCGTAGGTCTCGCGCATCTCAGCAGCGAGGCGGACTTCCCTGCGCAGGTCATCAAGACAGTGGGAAAACAGGAGCCACTTGAGCACGCTCTCGGCGGCGTTGCGCTTGTCGATGTCCATGGACTCGACCGGCTGGACCTGCACGCGGGATTTGAAGAATGCGTTGACGAGGGATATGACGCGCTCGCGGATGATCTGCTCGCTGAGAAAGATTTTTACGTCGCTGGAATTTTCCCAAGGGAAAATCTTCTGGCCATAAGCGCTCTGGTGCTTGCGGCCGTCATCCGTTTGCCCGGGCCAGATGCAGTAGCGGGTGTTGAAGTTTTTGACCTTCCGCTGCTGATACTGACTGCCGTCAGCGTCAGCTTGGTCGATGTCGCCGATGATCTTGGTGAGGTCTTCTCGTTTAAGAGTCATGGGACGAGGATGGAGGGATTGCGTGGAGTGTAGTTGACCGCGCACTGCGGGTTTTTCTTGAGGAACCAAGAGCGGAACGATTTGTCGCCCCAGCAGTCGCGGCCAAGGTGTTGCTGCCACGCAAAATAAGCATCGGCCGGCACGTCCATGACATGCTGGCCGAGACCATCGACGGTGCAGTGCTCGATCTGGTCGTTGAGCTGCTTGGCGCGGGTGGACTGAATGCCAGCCATGACTTGCTGGGCATGCCAGCCGGTCTTCAGTTCATCCCGGACGAGCTGGGCCAGCTCGCCATCCATGTCGGCGACCAGATCGCCGAAGATTTCTGATGACATCCTAACTGCGACGGCTCCCGAAGGAGCCGCCGTGTGTTAAGACGCTTAGAGGTCGCTCAGTTTGGCGACGCCGAGGTAAACGTGAAGTTCACCGGTGTCGATGTTGCTGAGGCTTTTGGCCGTCATCGACTCAACCAAGAGTTCGACCGCGTTGGCCGCCGTGTAAACGAACGGAACGGAGGCGGGAGCAGCGGCGGCGAAGAGGACTTCGGTGCCGTTCTCGTTGACCTGCGTGGCGGCGACGTATTCGTCGTCGTCGGAGCTGTCACCGAGCTGAACCTTGGTGTCGTTGAGGGCGCTGTCGCTGGCATCCTTGAAGGGCGTGACCAGTTTCCAGGCGGCCGTGGTGACCACATCGCCGGCTTCGAGGGCCAGAAGCGAGAGCGTCTGGTCGGTGTCGGCGGTGGACTCGGTGAGGTCGCTGTGGGTGACAACGGCCTTGTGCGTGAAGCCGGTGGCGGCTTTGGTCTCTGCGGGAAGTTCAAACACTTTCATCTGATTAGTTTTTTCTAGTTAGTTGTTAAGAGTTTGACTTAGGCAGTCGCGTTGAACTTGGCCATGGCCTTGGGCGACATGACGGCGAGGGAGACGATGGCGTCCACCAAACCGCGAGGTCCACCACCTTGGTCTTCCAGCTCTTGGAACCGGGGACGGCGTCCGTAGCGGAGCATGAGGTGGTCGGGCGACATGACGTAGCCGCGGGCGTATTTCTCGGCGTCGGTGCTGGCGTTAGCAGCTAAAAATAGGCTGGTAACTATCTCCACGGTGCTAAAGTCGCCTTCATAGAAACTGATATTTGAGACCAGTTTGTCAGAAGAAGCGGCTTGGGCCGTTTGACGGAGGTTGAACACGTTCGAGGTGCTGTTCACCGTGAAGCGCGTGAAGTTGGTGATGGCCTTCTTGAGACTCGGGCCAGCAACCAAGATCAGGCGGTCCTGCGAGCCAGTCTGCTCGTAGATGCTCTGCAAGACGTTCTGCAGGTTGCTCTCGGTGAGCGCGGTGGTCGCGGTGTTGGTGATCGACGCGGACGGTGTGCGCTGGGAAGCGGGCACTGGGAGGTCGGTCTGCGCGCTGGAAGAAATCCAGGAGCCGAGGCCGCGGGTTTTGTAGGCCACGCTGCCGGAACCTTCAACGGATTCGTTGTCGGAGCTGATGGTTGCCTCGATATCCCTTTTTAGTTCCGTCAAGGCCTTTGCCGTCGAACGCGCAAATTCTTTTTTGCGGCCGATTGCGGCGACATCGGCGAGGTTCGCCTGAAAGTCGCTGACGCGGAC